TTCTGCATCTTGGATGCTTTAGGGAAAGATTGGATATTTTAAATGCAAATCGAAAAGAACGTGCCGATCCCACCAGCGGGTCGCAGCAAGATCGAAATCATCAATGATATGGAAATCGGTGATAGCGTGCTTTGCGAAACTTATGAACAGGCAATGTCATTGCGTGATGCGCTGCGTTATCGCGGCCTAAAATACACCACCCGCAAAATGGATGACGCTGGTGGTTGGCGGGTATGGCGGCTGGAATAGCCGCCTTACTTTTTGCCGAAAAACTTGCTTGCTGAACGCATACCAAAGCTGGCTGCAACGATAGTGCCAAGCGTATATTGATAATATTGCGGCATTGCCTCAAGTGCAGCAAAGCCATCAGCAACAACAGCCCTGCCCCAATCACCGCAAAATGCCAAGATCAACGGTATGCTGAACAGAATGGTTAGCCATTCATCTTTCCAGCTTGTTGATGTGGCATCAGCCATCTTTAAATCCCAATCAATCTCGCCAGTGGCTTGCTTTTGAGCAACGATGGCCGCTGCTTTGGCTTGTGCGACCTTTGTTTCTGCCGCTGCCTTGCTAGTTTCAACCTTGCCTTCAAGCCACGTTGACGCAAGATTTGCCAGCGGTGATATCAATAAATTAAGCATCTGATAAAGCCCTCATCCTATCAATTAACCGGCCAGCGCGGTTTGGCACTTGCCTTGCCCATTTGCTATCTGCCATCTGCGTTGCCGCTTCATCATAGTCATAATTAGCTATAGCTGCACGACACTTTACGAAACGACCAAAACGACTGCGGCCTAGGTTAAACGCCATATTCGCTAAGATTAGCTGGCATTCTTCCGGCAGATCATCCCAATTTTCAAACAGCGACCGGCAATCTTCCACAGTGACAGCGATATCAAGCGCAAATAGCTGGCGACAGCGTTCCGGTGTGATCTGCGTGCCGACAGGTCTGCCGTGTTCCGCATCAGCTTCACGGATCAAATGCCCGATGCCGACAGTGGGCAAGCCCAAATGATCCAAATAAACATCTAGCCGCACGCCCTCATCGCTGGCTATTTCTTCGCGTAATTGATCCATATTCATCGTCTCATCTCCAAAACGTAATCAACCGCTTTATGCCAGCTTTCAACTTCCGCTTCAGCCGTAAACCGCGATGGCGACAGTCGCTTCGTACTTTGTAAGCACAACTTTGCGGTGGGCAAGAACAAGCAACGTCTGTGCGATGGATCACCGGCAACCAAAGCATAAATATCAAAATCCCTTGCACTGTGCTTGCGCTTGACTTTGCTGCCGTGTGCAAGCTGAAATTGGTAAGACGGTTGCCGATGCGGTCTTTGATGAAGCGTCGAAGTTTTAACTTGCACCGACAAATAGCTATCAGCATCGAAAGCCACCAGATCGACAGCCGTTTGCTGACACAATGAAACCTTATGCGTTCCAATCGAAATAATAGCCGCTGCAGCAAGATATTCCCCCATCAAGCCAATTGTGACTGCACTATTTAACAATGACACCAGCCGTTGCTGTTAATACGCCGATAAACAGGCCAATGATAACCACAACCAGCCCGACAGCAATAGCCCCAACTTTGAAATTTTCAAACATCTCTTGCTGGCGTTCGCGTTCTATCTTTCGCTGCGCCGCACGCGCTTCTTTCGCTTGCTGAATACGTTTTTGACGTTCTGCCAGTATAGCTGCCCAAGTGCCGTGACCAAAACGAAAGTCAACCATTCGCGCCACTTCGGCAACCTGTTCCGCTGCCAGCTTTGCGTCAATCATTTCCTTTGCAACAGACTGCACGCCAAATTGGTCAGCCAGACCCATACCGGTCTTTTTGTTGCTGGCCTCTTGAACTTGCTTTTGGCCGGTAAACATCGCATCAATCTGACCGGCGATTTGCCCGATATCTTGCGCGGTGGATATGTTGCTTTTTATGAAATCTACGCTGCTTTTAAGAAGCGCGATACCCGTCAGCGCGGTCGAAATTGGTTCCATTGGTGAGCTGCCCCTTTTTTAAAGGCTGACACCGCCATTTAGTCGGCATCAAGTTAGCGATACTCCCAATGTCCTTTGCCATAATCATAGCGCGGGATCGGCAAGCTTCCCGCGTTTCGCTGTAAATAAACGAATGGTATTCTGTGCAATCAGTCGGTGCGCCAATAACGCAAGCTAGAACGATTGCTTTAAACATCGTCTTTTCGGCCAGTTAAAAACTTGACGGTGTCAGTTTCCCACAACCTAACACAGACCCAAGCCAAACTTAGCAATGCGGTTGCTTCCGGCACAATATCCATCATTGCCGTGACGGTTACGCTGCCAGCGGCAACATCAACAACGACCTTTGTTTCTTCGTTCATAAGTCACCTATGGTTTTGTCGGCCAAGTTATGTTGTCGGGAAATCCAGCCTGCGCTGGCACATCCCGCAACGCTTGCCGATATGTTTGCCAAGCTGCCTTGTTGCTATCAGACAAAGGGCTGTCCGGCATTACCGTCCAATCACAATATTTCAACCAACCATCGCGCTCTGACCTAACATCGTTTTCTTTTTGTGCATCAGTGCGGTCATCAGTTACAACTTTTCTAGCAAAAGCTGACCCATCGTATGTGCCACCAATCTGTGTTTCGGCAGTGGCTAAAATCAAGCCACGTTCCGCAGCAACATTAGCATCTGCCACTGATATATTGACGACAATCCCATTTTCCACTTGTGCGTATTTAGCCATTAAATCACCTATTCGTATTCGTAAATTACGACAATGCCATCAGCGCCGTCACCGCCAGCATAATTGGTTGTGATATTATTTACTGCGGCACCAGAACCGCCACCGCCATAGTTGCGCCCGTCAAAACCATTGTTATCAGCTTGACGACTTCTTTCACCGCCGCCAAAAAAACTGCTTCCACCCATCCCAGACGCAACCTCGCTTGCGGATGTTCCCCCAGCAACACCATAACCGCCAGCAGTGCCAGTAAAAACGTGGTCTCCTGTTGTGCCACCACCAGCTTGACCACCATAGGTCATCCTAGTATTGCTTGGCGCAGCGGCAGTGCTGCCACCACCGCCATCGCCACCAGTGGCAACGGCGTGTGAGCCGAAAGATGTTGTACCACCATCGCCACCACTGTTTGCGCCAGCTACACCAGTGCCACCAGCCCCAATAGTTACAACTTCAGTTGCACCTAAAGATGACACTAGCGTAATGGCACAACCGCCACCGCCACCGCCACCACCTACAGCGACGGTAGTACTGCCTTGACCATCAACGCCCCCACCAGCCCCGCCGCCGCCAACAAGCTGAACAAGAACCTTAGTTGTGCCTGCCGTTGGAGTGTATGTGCCGGATGCTGTGAATGTTTGGATGCCGGTAAGAGTGTCACCCCCGGCACCGGCTGAAGGGCTTGCAGTATCGGCAGACTGATCAACATCAAACAGATCAATCCAAGCGTCATTGTCTGCATTGCGCTGTTTCAACTTGTTGGCAGTCGTATCATACCAAAGCTGATAAGCATAAGTCGTGCTTGGCGCAGTCGCACCGCTATTTTGCGAAACAATCGCCCCGAACGCATTGTTCAAATCTGTGCGCGTGGCTGGAAAAGTCTGGTTTTCAATTACATAATCGTGCTGTGACATTTAAAACCCCGTTGCAACATAATCAAACAATCTATCCACCGCCACATCGCTGCTATTGTAAAACGTGATAGTGAAACCCGTTGCTGATTTATTTGTTATACCATAATAGTCGCCAGATTGCATATCCCCAACCGAAATCGACACCGCACGCAACGCCTTAAACGCATTTGTGAACGTGATCGCTTTTGCACCGGCACCGCTTTGAATGTCGTTATCGCTTTCTGTGCGGGTTGGCAGTTTAATCTGCGCGACCAGTTCCGAAATCGCTGGTGTTTCTTGGCTGTCAATGCTTGTTAATATAGCCCTAAACCGAAAAGCCCTTGCTGTATAGCTGCCGACCACGAATTGACGGTATGCCGTCCACGTTGGCGAACCAGCCGGATCATCTTGCGTTGTGCTGACATACAATTCAACATCAGCGGCGGCTGTGGCCGGTGTGCCGGTATGCTGCGAAAACTGCGTAAATTTGAGCGTTGCGGATGCTTGCGCCGTGAAAACAGCCGTCAGATCAACATAATTTGAAAAATCATATGTGCCGCTGGACGCAATGTTCCCCAAGCCGCCACCAAATAAGCCAGTTGCATCGTCAAAGTTGCCAGCCACGCTATCGAACAGATTGGTCGTGTCCAGTCGCAGCGTATCATCAACCACGACGCAAGTTGTCTTGCTGCCAGTGAATGTTGTGTGTTCTGTTAAAGTGTCAGATACATTCAAATCAATTTGATCCACCAGTGCAACGCTTGACGCTTCATTTGCTGAATAGAACCCAAATTTATCAACCGCCTTGATCAAATATGTACCGGTCTGCGCTGGAACCGTTATTGATGTGGCTGGACGCGATACCTTTTTTGCAACAGTTCTAGCGTTGTCAAATGTCGCACCGGTCGTCAATGGCGAATGCCGGATCACATAATGCGATAAATCACCATCTGGCACTGCCGTCCAAGTCAAATCGGCTTGCTGGCCGTTGATGTTGACGCTCAGTGCTGTGATATCGGATGGCACTGCGGTTGTGCCGGAAATGGTGTGCTGTGCGGTTGCGTATTCAGATGTGACATTCAGATTGTTTCTAATCCTTGCGCGAATATCATATGTGCCGCCATTTTTGACATTGATCAAAGTGAAACGCGATCCAGATGAACGGCCAAGCGTTTTATATATGGTTTCAGTTGACAGCTTTGCTTCGACCTCAAAATCACGCGCATATACTGACGTTGATGAAACATCCACGACCAAAACCGAAATGGCTTGCTGATTGAACAATTCCAGATCATCAGATGCCGTGATTGTTGGAACCGGCAAATCAAACGGGTTTGGCAGATCGGTGTCATCATCTTCAAAGTCTTGTTCTTCAGCATTCCAATCGTAAACCGCGCTGTTTGTTTCAATCAAAGCGCAATCAACAAATGCTTCTTTGTCGTTGAAAGCCAACTTCCAGCTTCCAACCTCAAAAACCTTTTGCGACCAGCCCAGCCGCGCATTTGTAATCATCACAGTGTCACCCACGTTAAACTGAAACGCTGACATTTTGAAACGTGCGTTGACCGCAATCTCTTGCCGACTGCGGAATAAATATTGCTTTGCAATCCGCTGCGCCATCCGGCGATCGCTGGTGAATGGCAAGTTCAAGTTCAATATGCGTTCTTCGTTCAAATCATCAGATTTAAACGTGGCATTTGTGATTGGTGGATAGTCAGTCGTTTCATACTGCGTGCGCGGGCTGATATATTGCCCTTTGACAGTGTTGAAGCTTTCACGACCGCTGTTGGCTGTTGTAATCGTCAAGCCGCCAGCAAGGTCATCTTCATCAAGCGTAACGGTTGGCGTGACATATGCGCCAGCTTTTATTTCCCATTTACCGTTTGAATAGTATAATGCGCCACCCAAGCTCGTTAGCATTTTACGCAAATTGGATCTTGGCGAATCCGCAGTGTCAATCACGCCATCAAACAAATATCGTTTCTGTGTGCCGCCACCAGATATTGCAACATTTTCATCGCAAATGTTGGCCGCTGCAATAAAACTAGTGTCGTCAATTTCTGAAGCAGATGCACCAAGACCATATGTTGCATCAGTCAAATAATCACGAATGACCAGTGCTGGGTTTTGTGAATAGGCGGTTGATGTTGTGCGCGGATCATAAACCCTTCGACCCTTAACAATTGCTGACACGTTTGGAATGCCGCCATCACCAAACGCTTTTTCATCAAACTGCAATCGCACATAAATATACGCTTGATCTGTCAGCTTGTGATTGCTTGTCCATTTTGTGCTGCTTATCAACAAAGATGGCTGATTTGAAGCTGTGCCGACTGTTCTTGTGTAGACCTTTGAATGACCGCTGTATCTACTAGGGTTGGTGACATTGTTACTGCTGCTGCTTATCGTCAAAGCACGATCATCAAAATAAATTTTTGTAAATTCTTCAAGTTGATGCGGTGCCATCACAATAACCATATGCAAATATTCGTCACCGCCAGACGTATCCATAAAAACAATATTGCCACCAATGCGCGGTGCGCCATAAACCAGCTTGCGCGTGGCGTTCGTCAGCCTTGTTGTGACGTTACGCCCCTGCATTTCATTAGAACCGGATGGATCGCCGCCATCTGGCGCATCACCCGCAAGGGCTGCTTGTGCGCCATATAGTGCTAAATTTGTGAGGAATGTTGTGCCAATCAAAGTCGCTGTGATTGCGGTGCCGGTGATGTACGCAACGCCAGTGCTGATCGCTGTGCTGACAATAGCTGGAATAATCGCCGCTGCCATATTACACCTTCCACGCTTGTTTTGCCGCGCTTAACGGCAGAAAAACCAAACCATCTTGACCCATCGCGGCAACCTTGTCACCGATCACCAATGATAACGCATCACCGGTTGGCGTGTCTATTAGTGCAACATCGCCCCGCTGCGCTTTAATAGGCTCTATTTCGCTCAATCTAGCCCCTACGCTGGCCGCAAGATCGCCCGCGCCTATCTTTAGCAAAGCCTTTGCAGAACCCGCTGCGGAGCGATATTTGCCGATAAAGTCATCAAAGCGTGATGATCCGCACATAGCTTTTTCCGCATATAAACAAAACAAGGCACAATCTGCCTTGCCCCATTCAAACTTTTTATGCCGCCATTCTTCGATGTGATCGTGCAAGCGTGTCGGCCAATCTACTAGCCGCCCCATTTGATTACCTTTGATTGCTGGCTGTTGATAAAATTGAAGCCTTTGTCAGTGCTGTCGATCAGCCGTTGATCTTGTGATGTGTATCGGCGCACCCTTGCACGCTCCAAATCAATCAATCTGTTTTCGGCTGTCAGCGCAATACTGCACGTTTCACCGCTTTCTTGAATTGTCATAACATCCATCCGACCGCTGAACACTTGATAGCTGTCAACGGTTCCAGCATCAATCGTGCCGATATAAATATTGACCGGACGATACCTATAATTTTCAGTCAATGCCACCGACAGAATGTCAGATGAAATGCCTTGCAGTGACATTTTCACGCCTTTCGCGGCAATTTCTGTGCTTTCTTCGATTGCTGATATATTGATAAGCGTTCCGGCTCCGGTATATGTGTCGCCATCAACCGTCAAATCGCCGTAGCCATTCCACAAGCGCACTGTGCCGCTGTCAAATTGCAATTCAACAGCAACAAAAGCGGTAAAGCTGGCATCATTAAAGCCGGATGGTGAACCAGTGCGCGTCATAGTGCTTCGACCGCAGCAAAGTTTATCGCATAAAAACCAGCGGTGTTGATTGTCCAAACTGCTTCATTGCTAGTCAGCCGGAAAACACCTTTTGCATTACTGACCACAACAGTCGCATCATCATTCGGTGATGATCGCAAATCCGGCCACAAGTTCAACGTGGCTTCGCCGCTGCCGTTACTGCTTACATCTTCAAGCACTTTATAAAGCCGCGCTGACGCACCGCTGCCAAGCTGGATATAATCACCGGCCTTCAAATAACCTGTTGCCGATGCTGGCAAACCGTCAATGTTCAATTCATTGCCAGTTTGACTTGCACCATTTACAAGTGGCGTGCCAGCCGCAGATGATGCTGATCCGCGTGGCGTTGCACCATTTGGATCGCCAAGCAGAAAAGTGCCAAATTGCCCACGCAGCCGCAGCAAAAAACTGTTCCAATATTCGCTATCTTCGCGCTTGACCGGCGGGATCGTGATCGTTGCCGACCAACGTGCGCCAGCGTGCCGAACAACTTGCTGTGAAAACGTGAACGGGCTTTCGGTAATTGCCACAACATCTGTCGCTGTGATCTCAACTTGCGCAATCCCTGTTTGCGTTGGAAATGCCAATGGATAGGTTTCAGCCATAACTATGCCCCAAAGCTGGACGCGAATGAACCGCCGCGATGGCGTGCGTCAATGACAGCCGCTTTTGCGGCCTCTTGTATTTGCGGCAACATTCCGACCACTTCAGCGCGTACCGTCTGCGATACACCAGCCGACAGGTTGATGGTCTGATTGACCACAACAGCCCCGCCGCCGCCTTTGCCATT